ATCGTCTAAATAACTTGTAGCCATTTATATTCTCCTTTATTAAAATGGAATTGAAAAATTTAATCCAAACGAAGTACCTTCTTCACCCCACGCAAAGGTTGGTCCTATAAAAGCATTATCAATCAAAAGAACCGGTTTTCCAAAATTCCATTGTATAGGTGTAAAAGAAAAAATAACATCACTATCACCCTCATCATCATTACCTATTCCTATACCAAGTGTTACAAATCTCCAATCCATATCTACATTACTTTTTCCATAAGAAGAGATACTTAAATCTAATGAAGGCGCAAAATAATCACCTGTAAAAATACCACTCAAACCTAATCTTGGATTTAAAAAACTAAAACTTTTAGTGTGGAGAGGATTTTTAGCCCATTTAACTTCAGTTAATTTAACTGGGTATAAAATTCCTTTTGTTTCTTTCATTTGATTGTTTTCTACATTAAGTTCAACATATCTATTATATTTACCAGACTTATCTTCTGTTTCAATTATATTAGTGCTAAACTCTAAAGGATAAGTACCTGTCTTCCATAGCTTATTAGGATCAGGCTGATTAGGGTGAAACATTGCCCACGCTATAGGAAATTCATTACCATCAGAAGCTTTCTTATAAATTTTTATAAAGTGATGATCTGTTATTTTACCCTTTAAATAAACATGTGATGAAGACTGATTAAGTTTAACTGTCTGATCCAACTTAGCTTTTATAATACCAATCTCATCTATTTTTTCATTACGATCTTTTATTACTTGTAATATTTTACTGTTTTGTTCTTCTAGGTCTGCCCTTAATCTTGCTATTTCAGATTGACTTGCTTCGAATGACACACGCCAAGCATTATCTTCTATTTGTATAATTTGTGGTACTGATGTTGTTGGCTTATTAAACATTCCTTTTATATCAGTCCATTTAACAAAAACAAATATTACTAAAGCTATTAAAGCTATAGATTTAGCCAAACCAAAAAAATCCCACTTGTATTTAATTTCTGGGCTCATAACTTTTATACCCATTAATCTCGTGGTAATTTTTGTGACATTTCTTACATAAAGTAATACCATTATCTAAGTCAAACATCAGGTGTTTTAAATTCTCACTTATCAAAATATTTAAAGGTATAGTATGATGTACCACCAACTTACCACCTATATTACCACATTTTAGACATGTATAATGATCTCTTTTAAATATTGCGGCTCTCCATTCACCATATTCAACAGATTTTCTAATTGATTCATTTATACTAGTAATCCCCCCCAAGCCAATTAGGATTATTTTCGCCTGAAAAATCAGGTCTTTTAACACCTTTAAGAGGGTGGCCAAATCTACTATAAGGTAAACCTCTATTTTTCAATCTTTTACGAAAACCATCCCACATCAAGTTCAAACGTTCTTCAGAAACTTTTGTTCCTTTTAAATGAACCTTACCATATCTTGGATGTTTAGAACCAGTTACTCCATACCAAGGATTATTTTTTCCTTTTTTAGATACAGAATATTTTTTTCTCATCCCTATAGTTCTAATTTTACCAGTATTAGATTTACTTATCTTCTTCCTAGTCTCCATAGAATGTTTCTTACCAGACATTCCGCTGGGTTTTCCTGTTTGTTTATGAGAAACACCACATGATTTACAACAAAACCTACCTTTATTATTAATTAATGACAAAAAAGGTTCTTTACACCAAACACATTCATCAACATATTCATATTTAAGTATTGATTTTTGTATACTTTTTCTTCCTACTCTATAAAAATAATAAGTTTCCAACCAAAAACCATTCTCAATATCATATGTTAATTTATCTAAATTGTTCCAACAAATTATCATTATTTATCAGTAGCCAATACACCGTCTTTGTCGTCACTATTCTCTGTTAATTTGGTCCTTGCAATTATTCTAGAAGTTGCCAAAGTTACAAACCCGCCAGCAAGAAAAGTTAATCCTGTAGTAGCAGAAACCCAAGGCTGTTTACTGCCCGGTGGAAAATGAAACATGCCCCAAACAACGGGTATGTACATAAATAACAACCACTGATACTTCACGGAAGCTATATTTCTAAACAACTTCATAAAAAAAAAATCCCAAAAGTTCTTTTTAAAAAAACTTAGTCTTTCTTCCATTTGATATTCTCCTTAACTAAAAGATACCTCTATAAGTAAAGAGGTTACATTATTATTTTAACTATTTAATTCTTTTTTTTCAAAATAGCTGCGGACAGATAAGAACTTTGATGTGCTGTTTTTGCAACTGACTGATTATTTTTTATATTTAAAGGACTCCAAGAACCATGACCAGCACGTTGTCTTATCATACCACCTGTATTATGCAAAACAGGAGCACCATCGTCCTCCATCTCTTTCTCAACCACTCTTACACCATAAGCAGCTAATATTAAAGCTGAGTATAAATCTTTGTTTTGACTTTTTTTAGGTGTATCAAAATGTAACAAACCACTTGATGTTTGGGTTACTATTATACTTAACATTTGAGATTTCAAAACATTAAAGACATCATAACTAATACCGTATCTATCATCTGCAGCTGACATAGGTGGTTCAGGAAAGCGTAGTCTTTTATCTTCAAGTAATGCTAAAGTATCAAAATTAGCATCTGATATCCATGATGGAGAAAAGTTGACCATCTCTAATATATGAGAACCTTTCCTGTGAACTTTATCTTTATCTGTTCTATCTATAATAGGTTCATACCCATCATAACCATCATCTAATAGATCCATTATAGCCTTACCACCACCACCTTGATCCATAAATATTCTTATAACATTATATGTTTTACATAACTGTTGTATAGATTTTGTTAACTGTTGTGTTGTTTTACTCTTTAATTCTAATACATTAACTATTTTATTAATAGCCCCTATTTTAATAATTAACGCACCACAACTTGCACTACCACCCTGATTAGGATCTACACCCACAATATACTTAGCCGCTGGATCTCCACGTAATTCTATACCAAAACCACTATCAATACTACATTCTCCTAATAAAGAAGCTTTAAAAAAACCTTCTGAATCAGATATCATAGCAGCCTCATACTCCATTTTAAATTCAAAACTAGACATAGTACGTTTAGCTTCTTCTATACTATCCACCTCTAAAAATCCTGCGGGCATAAACCAATAAGGAACTTGATAGACTGCATGCATTGAATCTTCACCAAGTTTATCCATCATTTCCCAATGGTCTTTCATACGTCTCCACATATGATTAAATTTAAAAAACCCAGATGACGTCATCACCATTTTGTTAAGAGTTTCATCTTCAAAATCGTCTTCTGTAGCTAAACCAGTGTCTATTAATTTCCGTTGTTGCTCTAATCTTCTAACTTTCTCCATGGGCTCCAAAGAAACAGACGCGAATGGTCTAATTACTAAGTCAATAACTTTATCTGGTACTTGTGCTAACTCGTCTATACATATTAAATAAAAACGAGACCCTCTAATTTTAGCTCCATCGACGCCTAGTGGAAGTGCTTCTATATATGAGCCGCTACTACCACCTATAGCTTTAAACCTCAGGTAACACGTGTCAGTGCCTCTTGTGGGCTTTTTTTCACATGCCTGTCTGATTATAGCTGATTTACTGTATAATTTTTCTACTTCGGAAAACATCATTTTGGACTGACGAAAGGTAGGTGCTATTAATCCAACCCTGTAACCCGGATATAATAGACAATGTAAAACAGCTAGTAGACCCTGTAAGTAAGTCTTCCCGCATCCTCTTCCCATAACACCTATTATATAGTTTTTAAACCACATGTCCTCAAAAACCACTCTTTGAATTGGTGCTAAGTCTGCCCTGCAAAGGTCTAATGCTGCAATACATGGGTTTTGACGATAATATTCTATGAGTTCTGTACCCTGGTGCATAACAATTTTCATATTTTTATTTACAGCCATTATAGAACCTCATTATCGTCTTTTGTTTTTATATCTATATCATTTTTATTTCCTTCAAACTTATTATATTCAATTAAAGCTTCTTTCTCTTCCTGTTTATTAAGCTTAACCCTATCAGCAAATTTTTGTTTTTTCTGTTGATCGTAAGCCACCGCAAGATCAACAATTGAAAAACCTTTATGCTCGTGTGGATTTATTCTATCTTTTCTACGGCTTGATAAATTATCTTTTATTTTTTCAGTTTGTTTTCTTAATTTTTCTATTGCGTTTGACACATCTAACTGTTTAGATGCATTACCCTTACTAGACTTGAGTAATCTTATTTCTAAAACTTTGTTTGTAGCCAAACTCATTACATCATCCATGTCACTGGATGTAAGATCATCTTTATCAAAGTCATTTAGATATATATCTACTAATGAATAATAAATCTTTTTTTCAGTTTCATCGAATATATCATCTATCGGGATTACTTCTTTTAACATTTCTTGTGGTTTTGGAGGATTCTTAGGTCTTCCCATCTTTTTACTTTTTTTCAACAAACTCACCTCCAAATTAATTTATATCATCATATGCCTCATCCATGTCTAAATTGTTAATTTTACAAAACTCCTTAAACAAAACAAGTACTTCAGGTGTTAAATTATGACTGAAATACTCTATATTATTACCACAAGTCATCTCTGTTCTGCCCTTGCTGAACATTGATTTTCTTGTTAAAACATCATCTAAATTATCTAACTCAAATCGTACAGATTGAACCCATCCACAAGTAATATCATCATCAGCTCTACAATATCTATTTTCTATATCTTCAGAAAGGGGATTTAATTTTCTAAAATAAATTATTAAAGATCTAGAAATTTTATCTTTAGTTTCCTGCGTGTGTCTTTGTCCTTCTTTAGCCTCACTTATAGCTTTCTTACTTTTCTCACTTAATCTGTAACCCAAAGGACGACCCCTTGGTCTATTCGTGATTTCCTGTCCATTTTCATTATTAACTTCCACGCAATTTATACCTCCTTTACATTTGTATAAGACTTACAATTATTACAAATAATACCTACAGTATTTACAGATACATGTACTATATTACCACAATTAGCACATTTCATATACCGTTTGCGGCCAGAACGTTTCGGTTTAGAAAACTCAAAAGGTAAATTTTTATGTTGATCTATATAATTACTTTCTCTATGAATTCGTTCATTAAGTTTTCCAACACCCTCCTCTGGCTCATAACGTCTTTTAGTTGTACCAGGAGAAAGCTCCCCTATCCCTAAATCACTTTCTATTTTAAACTCAGCCATATATTATCTCCTATAATTTACTTCAACACATCTTTTTGAAGCGACATAGTCTGAAATATAAACACATAATTCCTCAAAAGTAAATTCAGATAAGGGCTTGCGCCAATTTCCAGATGACCACAAACCGTAATGATATCCTACCATATTTCTTATCAAATTAAAAGACTCATCACTCAAAAGCATAGTGTCTCTTTGAACTTCTTCAACCAATTTAGCTGCTAAATCAGGATGATTCTTTGTGGTATATCCACTTTTAGTTAAACCCTGTTTTCTTAAATCATGTATTATACATGCACCTAATATTTCATCTCTATTTTGTTCACAATCAAGCCCCCTACACAATTCATATGCTAAAGTAAAAACCTTCTTTGTATGTAATATAGTTCCGTCAGGTCCAAGTTCACTAACTGGATGATATTTTCCAGTTGATGACGCAGGACAGTCGGTAAATAGATACT